GGGATGCGGACCAGAGGGATGCGGACCAGAGGGATGCGGATCGGAGGGATGCGGACCAGAGGGATGCGGATCGGAGGGATGCGGACCGAGGAGAGGGCAGATGTAGCAGTCAACCTGCCGGGTGAGAGGCGCCCGAGGATTACACTCGCGCACACACACTGGCGGCGAGACGGTGCCCGTAAAAAAAAGTTAAGAATGGGTCATTCATCACATTTTGCGGGCTCCGAGCTGTATTTAGGGCCTCTGGCGACAGACCCTTTTTTCTCTTACAAATCAGGTTACACTGTGGCACACTGGACCCTATTCTCTACACCCTGGTGTGCGAAATCTGCCTGTAATCTCCACATCCTAGTGCAATCCTCACGCGCGCTCGCACACAGAGAAACCCTGGTGTAATCCACCTCTTGCCAACCTGCCGAGTACGGTTTGCTTTTAACTTGAATTCATACAAGCAGTCTCTCGAAATAACCACCATGTGCCCGCACGGAAACCAGATGGCGCGGTTTCCAACTCGGGCAACCCTACTCTCGACGGTCCTCGCCCTGCCGCCGCCGGTCGGTGGGCGTAGCTCTACGCCCCCCGCCTACTGCCGGGCGCAGCCGGCGTATTGGGCGACCTACGTAACCGGACCGAAGCGAGCCTGCGAGCGGAGGGTCCGAGTTTACGCGGTTGTTAGATTTTTCCTTCTCGGGACTTGACTTTATATATATGTATACATATACTAGACTTAACGGTTAGGGAATAAGCCCGCCGGGACCAGGAGACGAAAAATGCTTACCACTGACACCCTGCACGACACCATCGTAGTCTGCGACACCGAGGGCGGAACCTGGTGGCCGGATGAAGACGCCGAGTCCGAGATTAACGCAGCCGCAAACCCGGAAGCCAAGGCTATCGAGATTTGCGATCAGGAGCCGGATCGCGGGACCTGGATGCAGTGAGATCGAAGGCCCTCAAGGCCGCTCAGGTGAAATACCTGAGCGGCAAGCCGAAGCCGATCACATTTCGGCTAGACGGCGGGCCGCGCGAAAAGCTTAGAGCGCAGCAGCAGGATAGTGAGAGCGAAAATCAGACTGCAAAGCGCCTGCTGCTGGATGCCCTGGCGAAAATCTAACGACCAGATAGGAGTTTTGCTGTGAGCAAAGCGAATCCGCAAGAACGTGTTGTTAGGCCACGTTTGCTCGACCTGTACTGTTGTGCGGGAGGCGCTGCGATGGGCTACTACAATGCAGGATTTGATGTGGTTGGCGTTGATATTTGCCACCAGAAAAACTACCCGTTTGAGTTCCATCAGGCCGATGCGCTGGAGTTCTTGCACCTGCGCGGCCACGAGTTTGACGCGATACACGCAAGCCCGCCGTGCCAAGCCTACAGCGAAACCAGAAAGATACAGCGCAACGAACACCCGGATCTGATACCGCCGACACGTACAGCACTGCAAAAGCTTGGCTTGCCGTGGGTAATCGAGAATGTGCCTGGGGCGCCGCTTATAAACCCGGTGATGCTGTGCGGGGCAATGTTTGGGCTACGCACATACCGGCATAGGCTGTTTGAAACGAGCTTACCGATAACTGTGCCGGCACACCCGGAGCACACCGCGCCACAAGCGAAGATGGGGCGACCGCCGAAAGCTGGCGAGTTTATCCACGTGGTTGGCAACTTTCCTGGTGTGGATTACGCACGAAAAGCGATGGAGATTGACTGGGCGAATAGGAACGAAATGGCGCAGGCGATACCGCCAGCCTACACCGAATATTTAGGGCGGCAACTTCGAGCGGCGCTGATGCTGCGACAAGCGGCTTGATTTGCCCGGTTAGATTGGGCTCTCCAGTTGGCGCACAGCGTCAGGAGTTCCGCGCGACGCTTTACGGGTATACGAACTTCGACGCGAACGATACCGGCTTTGCGGTCTCGTTCCCGGCTAGCGTTAACGTCTTTTCGGTTTTGGCCTTTGGTGCTTGGCATGATGGTTTCTCCAGAAACGAAAAACCGCCCCGAAGGGCGGTTGCGGTTATGCGGCAAGTTGGGACTGGCGAATCCAGTAGAAGACCTCCCACGCTTCGACCCCTGCGGAAACGCCATTGTGGCGCATAACGCGGATTCGGTTTTGAGCGATTCCGCTCACCCTGGAGAGCTTGCGAATCGTTACGCCAGTGCGGCGCATCATGCTGGAAATTTGCTTTCCTTCCAGTTCGCCGAAACCACGATGAGACATGTTTTGGAATTGGTTCATGATAACCTCTGGTCAGTTGTTTGGTTTCCGATTTGCTCCGGGACTCTATCCCGGTTTCGCCTCGGTCCCGACCTTTGAGCGGGCCGTTCGCTTAACTTGGTATCTATTATAGATACCTTACCGGTAAGGTGTCAAGCACAAAGGTGGCGTTTCCGAAAGAATCTAACGACCGCCGTCAGCCGACGCACCAAAGGCGCGCGCGGCTTGATGAGCTTGTTAGATTTTCTTTCCCTCGGATGTTGACAGTACACCCGTTGGGTGTATTATATCACTCAGGGCGACGCACAACGCGAAGCCAAACCGGAGAAATAAGATGCTGCTAACCAAAAGCGAAACCTACGACATTGACGCGCTGGAATTCTCGGGATGGACTGAGGGCGACGGAAGCAGCACCGACGGGTATTCAGCATGGGCGTATTTCGACGCAGACAGGCGCTACCTCGGCCCTGATGAGTATGGTATCGAGCCAGAATTCGCGGATGCTGAATGATCCCAGCAGAGGCCAGGCGAGCGCTGGGCCTCTCCCGCGGGGAGATGGCCCGAGCCATGGGGGTCCACCGCGAAACGTGGGCGAAGTGGGAGCGCGGAGAGCGACGACCAGATAACGCGGCCACACAACTGATGCGCCTGCTCTGCTGGCTGCGCGAGAAGCGAGGCCCGGCGCTGACGCAGTGGCTGAGGGAAATCTAACGACCAGCATCAGCCGCCCTGCGAGGAATAAACGATGACCGATGAACAGAACGCGAAACCTGAAGCAGACACCGACCCGCAGGGTCGGCTGGATGCGCTTGTTAGCTTGCTACTTCGCCGAGGCTACTACGAAGTAGACCCGCGAGTTGTAGGCGAAGGCGCTCAGCTTGTACATGGCAGGTGGTATATGCCAAGACTCGGCTGCGACACACTACAAATGGTGATAGATGAATTCGGCGACGAATTGGCAAGCTAACGGCGCTTTAACCAGCGCCACGGCGGAGTAGAGATCGGACGCCGGAGTTTAACGCGTCTGCGTTCAAAGCATTGTTATGCGCGGGAGGTTCGCATGAGGGTACAAGGCACGGCAGAAATGGGGCATGAAATCGCGCGTAGGAATGTAGACCAGGCAGTGATTCAACTTTGGCTGGCGTTGCGGGACTTGAGCGATTTCGATGACGAATACATGCGCGAAGATGACCTGGATTTGTGGGGGAAGGTCACAGCCCACAGAGCAATACAGAATGCGTTTAATCGGAGCGCATAACGAAAAAGCTCAGTTGTTGCGCAGGAGCGCAGCGACGGAGCAATCAACTGGAGCGACTGGTTATGTGTGATTTTATTCTTAGCGTTGAAAAGGCCAATTTCCACCCGGGCGGGACAGCCCTCCGTGGCGAAGCCATGACGCCGAGTGACAGGTGCGCGCTCAAACCGAAGAAGGACAACTTCGGGCGCAAGCATGATCCAATTCGCTGGGTAATGAGTGGCGGCAGCCCTATTACTGTGGCGCACCCGTGCAGCGCCGCCTGCCCTCTGAAAGTTCCCGCTGAAATCGGTGGGTACGGGAGCAGCTTCACTGGGCCATGCCCTGTGTGCCACCGCATTGGCAAGCGTGCTGATGCAGGGTATGTGACGTGCCGTGAATGTGGTACTGGGTTTGAGCTAATTGATAACACATAACGTGAAGCCTAAGCCGACCCGCGCGGCTACAGGGCTTGAAATTCCAGCCAAGAGTCGACGTGCGGGGTCGGCTTGGGGCACTTGTTAGCGATTTTTTGAGACTTAACGATGAGCGAATACCACAAGATACAAACCGTTTTTAAGCGTGACCCGGCCGCCAAGTACAGGACATTGCTGGAAGGTGACTACTCTTTGCCAGAGTTTGAATACCTCGCCAATAACAAGTGGGTGTTCACCGAGAAGGTAAACGGGACCAACATTCGCGTTTACTGCCGCGGCGGAAAAGTGACTTTCGGCGGGAGGACTGACCGCGCGCAGATACCGGCAACACTGATTGAACGACTGAACGAGCGATTTTTGCCTCAGGTGGAACGGTTCTCCGAAGTGTGCAACGGAGCGGATGTGCGCCTGTACGGCGAAGGCCACGGCGCGAAGATTCAAAAAGATGGCGGCAATTACAGGCATGACCAGGACTTCGTTTTGTTCGATGTACTGGTTGGCGATGGGTGGTTACAACGGCCTGACGTGGAAGACGTTGCAGGCAAGCTGGGGTTAGACGTTGTGCCGGTAGTGGGCGCAGGCACCTTGCTCGAAATGGTGGAGCAGGCAAAGGCGGGGGTTCAATCCACCTGGGGGGATTTCCAGGCCGAGGGGTATGTGGCGCGGCCTGCTATGGAACTGAGAGCGGGGGGCGGACACCGCCTGATTACTAAAATTAAATGCCGGGATTTCGTGTATCGCTAACAGTTATTTAAAAGCCGCAGGCGAGTAGATGACAACCATCGCCCCCGGCGGATAGAGTGATTTATAACGCAAATTTCAGCCGCGCCCCGCACGGTGGCCGGGGTGAGGCGCATAAGTTTCCGGCGTCGGCTGGAAATTTTGGTTAGCCACCAGTGCTCAATAGGTGACAAAAATGACTGAGGCATTAACGAACTTCTCCTGGGCTTTGAACCAAATCAAAGCCGGAAAGAAGATGCAGCGGGCAGGCTGGAACGGCAAAGGCATGTTCGTGTTCCTCGTTCCAGGCTCGACTTTTCAGGTGAGCCGCGCACCGTTGCTCGGCATCTACCCGGAAGGCACCGAGATCAACTACCACGCCCACATCGACATGCGCACCGCAGATGGCCAGGTCGTGCCCTGGCTTGCATCCCAAACGGACATCCTCGCCGATGACTGGCAGGAAGCGGCGTAATGCACTGCTGCCAAGGATGGTGGCTAACGTTTCAAATCAGCCGGCCCGCGTCGTTTGCGGGATCGGCTGTATTTGGTGGTTATAAATAACATTGCTGAGGACTCTAATGAAAACGGGAACATGTAAACACTTCAACGGCACACAGCATGATGCTTGCGTGGCAGGCATCAATATCCGAGAAATGGCCGGCGGGGAAAATCGCGGGTGGGCACGTCGAATGCCTTGCATGAAAAGCAACGGTTCTACCGTTACCTGCAACCAGTACAGCGAGCCGACAGCGGAAGAGTTGGCAGCAGAGGAAGCAAAATGGGCCGAGATCTTTAAAAACGTGGCGCTGGTGCAACCGATAATGAGGGAGCTTAAAACCGAATATAAAGGCCAAAACCGGGATGGGGTCAGAGAGTGCCCGGTATGCGGAAACAAGCTGCATTTGGCGATATTCGCAGAGAACGGCCATGTTCACGGGATGTGCGAAACGGACGCCTGCCCCCGGCGGATAGAGTGATTTATGACGGCCGGCGTGAGTAGCGCAGCCACGCCACTTAACGAAAACCGCCTAGCTTTCCCGCGTCTGCTCGACGCTGTGGTTAGGCGCTAGAGGACACAATGAAACCAACGCAAGACAACAATTTTGGGCGAGTGTTTGAACTGCCCGAGCAATGCCCTAAAGGTTTTCTGTTTCGGTGGCGGAAAGCCGGTGCAGATGCAGATGGTTGACTGGTTCAACCCGTGGCCGGACGGGCCGATGGTTGAAACCCGCCAGAGACGCGGGCCGAAGTGGTAGAGATGCTTCGCCTGTTCCCGATGCAGAAGAACTACGTGAAGCCGGGCCGTCGCTACACCCTCGTTACGGACTTCGGAGAGTCGCCGATGTTCGGTCACGGGCGCGCCTAACAACCGCCATCAGCCGACGCGCTAAACCCCTCTGTGGCAGCCTTCGGGCGGCCCCTGCCCCGCCTCCTATTTCATCCACGCACGAGGTCTCAGCGCTTTCTTACGCGCTATGGCGTCGATCTGCAACACCCTGGCGGTCTTCTCGGCCGCAACCATGTCCGCCCGGGCACCCTGCACCTTGCGCACAATCCAGCCGCGGCGACGGCCGTGGATACTCTCGGCGCCGATGCGCGTCATGGCGCGGGCAAGACGCTGAGGGGTCACCCGCCCCGAAATCCAGTGTCGGCCCTTGCCGGTCTCGATCAGGGCCAATATGTCCTCTGTCGCAATAGCGCCGTGCGCAAAAAGCCCTGTGCCCTGTGAGATTTGTTCAAGAAGCCAGACTTCCAGGCCGTCTCGGGATTGTCGCATGAGATCCTCGGTCCATTTGGTTATGGGCGGCCGCTCGCCGGGGGAAAGGTGCGATATGTCGCGAGACTGCAGCCAGTGCGCTACCCGCGCGACGCCGCCCTGCTCCAGCCACTTCCAGTAGCCGATAAACCACTGGTCCCACGCCCGCTTGGCCTCCCCAGTGTCAGGGATGCTGAGCCTGCACCACAGAGGCAGGTACCGCCGCTCGCCCGGGTCTATGTGCAGGCACAACCGATGGTTCGTGAGCATGACCACCTGGACAAGGTTGGGGATCTCGTAGGGTCGGAGATTCTTTTCGTTCACTCGCAGGGTCAGAGGCGGCGCGGCAAGGACGCGCTTGAGCTTCTCGCCCACAATCTCGCGGTCCCGATGGTTGCCATAGTCGATCTCGTTTACGATCAGCACCTTGGTTCTTGCCAAGAAAGAATTGAACTCGCTCGCCAGCTCGCTCCCCTCGGCCACCGTCACGTTGTGCCGGCCGACTGCATCGAGCACAGGCGAGAGGAAAGAGTCCTTGCCGATGCCCTTGTCGCCGCCCAGCAGGATCCCGTGATTCACCTTGAAACCGGGTCGCTGGACGTACCACGCGAGCCGATCCAGCAGCCATTCCGCCCCACGCTCCCCCTCCTCAAGGTCCAGAGCCCGTAGCAGGGAGAGCCAGGGCTCCACGTCCCCCGGGACCGGCTGCAGGCGGGATGGGCAGTACGAATTGTACACGCGCACGCCTGCCCCACGGGTGATGACCCCCCTCGGCAAGCCCGGGTGATAAACCAACGACTGGGCCTGCTCGCACCTTGCATCCTTGCCCGTCAACCACGCCTGCTCTGCGCGGGCCTTGTCGCCGTCGAACTCGCGCGCTTTCTCGACCAGGAAAGCTTCTCGCGAGATGAGGACCCCCGACCTGCGGTCGATAACCTTTGCCTGGTCCGCGATGTAGACCTCGTTGGCGGGCTCGACCGGGCGCTTCTCGCGCTTCTCACGGGCAACCCGCAGCATGGTACGCAGCAGGTCGAGTGAGATGCCGGTCGCCTTCTTGGCCTCATGCAGCAGCATTAGCACCTCGTCCTCCCCGAGCCCGCTGCACGCGATCTGGATGACCAGCTCGCGCGCCTGCCGGGAGTCCTCGACCGCGAGCCCCTGCGCCCGCAGCAGCAGCAGATCGTAGGTCGAAAGGGCCTCGGGGTCTGCCTGTGGCTCCGAAGCCTTCTTTTTCCAGTCCCGCCATGCCGCCTGCACTGTGTATTTCCACACCCACGCCCACGGGTCGCTTGCGTGGTGGGGCGGTTCCTTGCCGAACACCGCAAGGTGCGTCTCGGGTCCTATCGCCGCCATGTCCGCCAAGGTCCACCCCATTGAGAACGCGCGCAAGACGGCGTTATAGGCGTCCCGGGAGGCGTCCCCGGTCGCCCCCTCACCCCGCGTCAGGAAGCGCGCGTGGTCGGCGCCCAGGGCGCCTATGCGGGCCTTCACGTCCGCTGCGCCCAGGTCGGAGGGCTCGGGGATGGGGAATGCCTCAATGCTGCGTTCCCGCGCGCCTTTGGACCACTCCTCACAAGCCTTCCAAAGTCGCTCGGGGATGGGTGCGGAGGGGTCGCCGTCGACCCACTGGTAGGACTCGCCGCCGACCTTGGACGGGGAGACGGCGATGTACCCACCGTCCGTCCTCATGTCCAGCCCGCCATGCGGCCCGCGGCGGGTGAAGTTTGCCAGCGTCTCCCCGCGCGCGGCCCACAGCAGGTGATGGCCCCCCGAGGGCGTTCGCTGCATGGGCCAGGGGGCCGGGGAGAGCCCGTCAAGGGAAAGGTAAGACTGCCACCCGTCTCGCCCCTCCTTATTGTCGAGGTCGAGGGCAGCCCACCCGTTGCCCATACAGATGCCGATGTTGGCGCTGGGGTAGGTCTCCCACCAGCGCTTGATGGTTTCCTCGTCGGTGGTCGCCTCGGTGCTCCATTTGACTAGCGGTTGCTTGCCGCCGGGGGCGAGAGGGAAGACGCGAAAGCCCCATTGGGCATAGGCTAGAGCGGCTTCTGGGAGGGGTAAGTGGTTGACATAGGCAAGGTTTGTTGCCACCATGAAAGTACCTGCAGATCCTGTGACTGGTGGGGCGCGTTACAGAAAGCCCGAGGTTGCTCACACCTCGGGCTTTCGCGCGTCTGGGAAAGAGGATACCGCTACCGCCCGTCAAACTCCAGTTCCTCTATGAGACGGTCGAGACAGTGCCTCGCTTTCTTCACGTCCTCACGCATGGGACCCTTGGCCCCCGCACGCGCCAGATAGTTAATGGCGCTCCCCCGCAGGTACCCAATGAACCCTTCCCCGCCCAGCCAGGAGTGCATGGCGTCCCAGGGCTGTACGGCCATGTCCCTGTAATGGGTGCCCCCCACCTGCCTGTCTTTCGCTTTCATCTCAGTTTCCCCCGTCTCCGCGCAATGCGCTTTTTCACTCAGTAGGTCTTTCAAGGCCACCGCAGTCTGCTCCTTTGTCAATTCTTCCGTTATGCGGCTATCGAAATGCCCACAAAAACCAATTCTTCAGCCCAAGGCGCCCGCCCCATCTTCGCGGCATCACAACCCATTCCCAGAAGTGGTGCGTCCGCGGGTATCGCAGATGCCAGTCTCTAGTCTCCATCCATTGCAAGACGTTGTATCGCCACATAACAAGTCGCTCCAGCCGACCCGCTACCGCGGGCCTGGCTCATTAGTTGATTTAACGCTCCAGCGTATCGCGGTAGCGGTCGCCAGTTAGCTTTGCGTTATACGCACCCACCACAACAACCAAAACTTAAACCGTCTTCCAGCTTCTCGGCTATTGCTTGGTACTCCTCTTCGGTGATTTTGTATTTGTCCAGCACATCGGCAGTCGATGCCTTGCGCTCAAACCGCATATCACCGCAAGCGTAATCTTCGGCGTTCTCTCGGTCATGGTCGTACTGCTCCCCAAAGTCATCGCTATCAGCAGCAATGCCGTTAATCTTGAACTCAGAGGTAGCGCAAAGCGCCCCGTATATCTCTAATTTCAATTCCATGTCTATCTCCAAAAATCGCGCATAATAAGGCAAATTCACTCTGACCGCTCACCCGCCGCGCGCATTCGCGTCGGGCGATTTGTGGCGTTAGGCCCCTTGGTCCAGAGCCACCCTGCGCCCAGGCCCGCCAGCATCGCAGCGGGGAAACTCGCCAACCGTAATAGGTTGTCTAGGCCCATGCGATTCCCCCTTTGTCTTCCGCTCTACCTGTAACCTCCTCCCAGACGGCATACGCCATCTTCAGTCTCGCGTCGGAGTAGTCGCCTCGCAGGTGGTACCTGAGGGTGTTGGGCGATATGTCCAGCATGTGGTTATTCCGCAAGCGGTTAGCCATCAAATTTACTGCAACGTTCAGATTTTTCTGGGTTTCCGCCCAAGCTCGAAATAGGTCTAGCCATTCATGGTAATCTAGCATATACTTTACCCCGTAGGTTAAGTGTGGGTTAATCTTAACCTGCGTTACGTCTAACTGTCAACGGGAAATTACACATGAATTACGAAGCTCTCGCACAAGCCTTCCGCCTGGCTGCCGACGCACTGGTTGCCGACGAGTCCGCGCCCGTACAAGCGGCGAACCAGCCCGCACAGGAGGCGGTCGGCACTTCGCAGCCCCCGGGGCTGTACGCAGTCCAGCCTACGCAGGCCGCTCCCACTCCCGCGCAGCCCGCTATCCCCTCCCCGACCGCTCCCGCGCCGACCGCGCAGGACGTTATTAACCTGTTCCAGCAGGTCGCACCGACGCGCCCCGATGCCAACGACGTGGTCAAGGCTGCGCTCACCGCGCACGGGTTGATGAAGATTTCGGACGCAAGCTCGGAGCAGATCGCCAGCATCTTTGCGCAGCTCAAGGGGGCCTTCGGTGCCCAGTAAACACGCGCGCATCTCACCGAGCAGCCTGCCTTATCTGGCCCTGTGCCCGGGGCGGCTGCAAGCCATCGAGGCCCTGCCTCCGCAAGACCGTGACAGGGACACGCAGGCATCCATCGACGGCACGCGCCGGCATGCCCTGTCCGAGTGGCGCAAGAATCACCCCCTCGACCCCTGGCCGACCGAGGTCGAGGGCTACAAGGTCACCTCCGACGACATCGCCGCGGTCAGCAAGATCCAGCAGTATTTTCTCACACACGACGCGCACCCCGCCCGGGGCCTCGATGTGCAGATGTTCCTGACCGAGGAACAGGTCGAGATTGGTCGCTGGTGCGGGCTCGACGAGGGCATCATGTGGGGCACGGCCGACACCATCATGGCCACCCGCGACATGCTGGAGATCGCCGATGACAAGTACGGGCAGGTCCAAGTCGACCCTGACAACTGGCAGAACAAAGCCTACGCGGTCGGGGCTGGTGTGAAGCTGGTCGACCCGGCAACCGGGGAGTTCTTTCCTCACTGGCGGCAGGTGCGCAACGTCAAGCTGACCATCGTGCAGCCGACCGCAGAGGACCCCATCAAGTCTGTCGTGTACCCGCTGACCGACCTGGAGACCTGGGCGCGGCAGATTGGGGACATCGCCCGCAAGGCCCTGGCGCCCGGCGCCAAGCGGGTCCCGGGGGATAAGCAATGCCGCTGGTGCGCCGCCGCTGGGGTGTGCCGCGAGCGGATGGAATCAACCGCGAAGGAGATGTTCAATATGGTAGAGCAGCCTGACACCCCCGGAATGCCGGAGCCCATCGCGTCCGTCGATTCGATTATTGACATCGCAGAGACGCGGATGACCCAGGACCCCGAGTCCATGACCCCCGAGGAGATCGGGCGGATGCTCGATACGGCTATTGCGGTCGAGGGGTGGTTCCAGGACCTGCGCAAGCAGGCTCAGACCTTCCTGCAGGACGGCACCCCCATCCCCGGGTGGAAGCTCATTGCGGGCAAACGTTCCCGCGCGTGGAAAGAAGGGGAGGATGAGACGGCGAAAGCCCTGAAATCCCTTGGCGTCAAGATCGACGACCTCTACTCCCGCAAGCTGGTCACCCCGGCCCAGGCCGAGAAGTGCGAGGTCGGCCGGAAGCACAAGGTCATCCTTGGCGCAGATAAGGCTCGGATGCGGAAGCTCGAAGACCTCTGGTCATGGAAGGAGGGCAAGCCTGCCCTGGCGCCCGAGAGCGACCCTGCGCCAGCGGTGAACGATGCGCACTCCATGTTTGAGGCCCCCCCGCAGGAGCCCGAGCCTCAACTCACTCCCGATTGGATTTAATACCATGAGCACATCAGTCCGCTTGACTAACATCATCATCTGTTACCCGCATCTGTTCGAGAGGCACACCCCGCCTGGGGCCAACAAAGCCAAGTATTCGGCCGAGTTCCTGCTCGACCCGGCAGGCAACGCTGCCGCCGTCCAGGAGATCACCGCAGCCTTCCAGGCTGTCGCCACGGCCGCGGGCAAGCAGGGCATGCTGCAGTATCTGAAGTCCCCGCTGAAGGACGGGAGCCAGCTCAACCAGGAGTCGGTGATGAAGGGCAAGAAGGCCCGCCCGGAGCTGGAAGGCAAGCTGGTCCTTCGCGCCTCGGACGCCAGCTACGCGCCGGCCGTCGTCAACGCGCAAATGCAGCCGATTCCCGAGAGCAGCAAGAGCCAAATTTTTGGTGGCTGCATCGTCAATGCCTTCGTCGATATATATTGGTCTGGCAACCAGGTCAACCCGGGGGTCTATGCTGGCCTGCGCGGGGTCCAGCTCGTCTCCAACGTCAACGTGACGCCCATCGGCGGCACGGGCGCCCTGAGCCCCGAGGAGATGTTCGAGGCAGTCCCAGGGGCGCCGCCAGCGCAGCAGCCTGCCCAGGAGCAGGGACCTTCACAGTCTGCCACGGACCAGGTGCCATGGCTGTAGAAAGCAAAATCCCGCCCATCGTGTCAGTGCTGCTCGGGCTGACGGAGGGCTCGTATGCACTGGCAGAGATCATGTCTGACAAGGGGGTCAAGCCCTCCCGCGAGCAGATGTCCGAGGTGTTCGCGAAGCAGGCGGCGGTCCTGGAACACCTCACGGTCGTGTTGGCGCGGCACTTCGGGGTCTCCCAGACAGACCTGCTGAGGATGGCAGAGGGCGAGCCCGATCCTGAGACACAGGAGACCAAGCATTGACTCGCGTGCATTTCGATCTCGAAACCGCGTGCGACCTCGACCTCAAGCAGGTCGGGCTGACCAACTACGTCAACCACGAGTCGTTCCGCGTCCTGATGACCGCGTGGGCCTTCGACGATGAACCCGTGCAGTGGGGCGAGGGGCTGGTGCGGTTCTGGGGCAAGCGCTGGCCCTCGACCTGGCACGCCTTCAACGTGCCGTTCGAGGCAGCTTGTCTACGCCGCTACGGCGTGGGGGTCGCACTCCAGCTATGGCGCTGCACCCTGGCCCATTCCTACGCCCGCGGCTTCTCCGGCGGGCTGGACAAGGTCGGGGAGCAGGTCGGCATCGCGCAGGATGCGCAAAAGCTCAAGGAAGGAGGCCGGCTAATCAACAAGTTCTGCAAGCCCCGCCGGCCCAGCAAGTCCAATCCCGACCCGTATTGGACTGAGAAGACCGCCCCCCTGGACTGGGCGCGGTTCTGTGAGTACAACCGGCAAGACGTAGTGGCCGAGCGAGCCATCTGGTACGAGCTTAACAGGTGGCCCTGGACCCCTGAGGAGCAGCGCCTGTGGCAGCTTGACAGGGGTATCAATACTGAGGGGGTGCCCGTGGACCTTCCCATGGTGCGGAACGCCCTGAGCGTCGCTGAAAGGCTGTCAGCGGGCCTCGCGCAGGACTGCCTGCGGGTCACCGGCGGCATTGGTCCTGGACAGGTCCAGGCCCTGCTGGCGTGGTGCCGGGAGCGAGGTTACGAGGGGGAAGACCTGCGGGCTGGAACAATAGAGGAGGCGTTGAAAGGAGGTTGACATTAGGTTAATCCCAGGTTAAAGTGACCTTACACTGCAACCAGCAAATAGAAACGAAACAACCCCCAGCCCGGCGGGCGGCCCAAGGCCGATGGCCGGGACAGGTCAAGCGGGTAAGTGACCTGGTTCGAAATAACACCCGCAGCCAGGGCTCCGGAGCACCCGGCTCCATTCGGCCCTCCTTGCCCGGAGGCCCTGGCATTTCAACCGACAGGAGATAGAGAAATGAAGCACATCATCATCATCGCCCCCCTCGCCCTCGCCCTGGTGGGTTGCGAGACGGCCCCCGAGCCCCCGGCTCCATTCGGCCCTCCTTGCCCGGAGGCCCTGGCATTTCAACCGACAGGAGATAGAGAAATGAAGCACATCATCATCGCCCCCCTCACCCTCGCCCTCGCCCTCGCCCTGGTGGGTTGCGAGACGACCCCCGAGCAGAGCCGGCGCACGGGCGCAGCTGCCCTGATGCTTGGCTCCCAGATGCAGCAGCAACAGCAGTCCTTCCAGCACCCACAGCCCGCGCCCCGGTATTATCCGCGCAACACGCAGTGCTACCGGGTCGGCCACATGATCCAATGCCAGAGCTACTAGGAGATAGAGTGAAAAAGTTCACCGCGCTCATCGACGGATACCCTGTCCGCTCCTACCTCGCGAGGTCACCAGGCGATGTCTATGCCTACGCCAGAAAATCTTTCGGGCCAGAAGGGCTCACTGTCCAGCAGGGAACAGGTTCTACGCGCGATTGCCTGCGGGTGGAATACCCGGCAGAGGCCGGAGGGCCGCCTCGGTTGGCCAACACGTAAAGCCAATATCGCGCTCAGTGGGCTGCGCAAGCGGCGAAAGGCTCAGTGTCATGACGGTTGCTGGATCCTGCGGTGACCCCCGAGTGCCGGAAAGCCCTGCAGCTGCGCCTCGCCTATGCGCAATCTGCCACCAAGAAGTTCCACGCCATCGACCGTCTGCAGCACAACGGGCGGGTCTACGAGACCCTGCAAGCCTGGGGCGCGAGCCGCACGGGCCGATGGGGCGGACGGGGGCTCCAGGTCCAGAACCTCAAGCGGCCCACCCGCGGGGTCGGGGACCCCGATCGTGCCGCCCAGACGCTCGCAGAAGACCCTGACCTGTTCGCCCGCCTCTACACACTGGAAGACCTCGGGAGCCTCGTCAGGAGTGCCATACGGGCTCCGGACGACTATAGCCTCGTGGTCTCCGACCTGTCCTCGATCGAGCCCCGCGTGCTGGGGTGGCTGACCGGCTGCGTCTGGATCAACGAGGTATTCGCCCGCGGCAAGGACACCTACAAGGCCTTCGCGGAAATGTGGCTGCGGGCGCCTTACGACGACGTGGACAAGCCAACCCGCGACCTGTGCAAGGGCCCATTCCTCGGGTTTGGCTACGGCATTGGGGCTGGCGGGCTGAAGACCTATGCGGAAGGCATGGGCGTGGAGATGTCCGAGGACCAGTGCGAGAGTGCCATCAAAACCGTGCGCAAGGTCTGCTACGAAGTGCCCCGGTTTTGGATGCAGATCGAAGGCTGCTTCCGCCTGACCGCACAGACGGGGGTGCCCACAGGCGACGGGCTAGGACTCCCTATACAGATGGAAGGGCGGTTCCTGACCATCCGCCTGCCGAGCGGACGCAAGCTGTACTACGACGCCCCGGAGGATGACCCCGAGGAAGGGCTGTCCTACATGGGGCAGAACCAGTACACCAACAAGTGGGAGCGGATTCGGACGTATGGCGCGCGGTTGACGGAAAACCTCTGCCAGGCAATCGCTCGGGACGTCCTGGTCGAGGGGTTGTATCGCTATGCGGGCATCGGGGGCACTCTTATCACGCATATCCACGATGAGGCGGTTGCGGTGGAAATCGAATGGGCTGCAGAAGACCGGCTCGCAGAGATGAACAGGTGCCTGTCGGAGCCCGTCCCCTGGGCTCCCGGCCTCCTGCTCGGAAGCTCGGGATACATCTCCAAGCGGTATCGGAAAGACTAGTCCGTCAGGGCCTTAAGCCGCCTCGCGGACTCCAGCTCGACTAGGTGCTCCAGCTGCGCGGAGACCGCGCGCCGGTCATCCTCGGCCATCTGGCGCAATTTCTCCCGGGTGCGGTGCCCCACCTTGAGGACCATCTGGACCTTGGCAGGCTTTTCTAAGTTGCTCATAGTGGCGTTCTCGGTTAACGTTGGGTGAACACAAGATAACAGAAGAGACGGGAGAATCCAACGTGGCACAAGATAACGGTATGGGCTTGCCGGCCAGCCACAGTTTTATTGAGATTGAGATTGACGGGGAAAACAACTGATGCTCGAAAAAGACATTGAGGCGAAAGCCTGCCAGGCGGCCAAAAACCTCGGCTGGCTGGTCTACAAGTTCGCGAGCCCCGCGCGGCGCTCGGTGCCAGACCGCATGTTCATCAAACGCGGGCGGGTAGTGTTCATCGAGTTCAAACGCCCCGGGGGCAAGCTGACCAGAGGGCAGGAGCGGGAGGGCGACAGGATACGCCAGGCGGGCCTCCCGGTTTACGTCTGCGATTCCGCAGCCTCCGCGCAGCAAATCCTAGCCTTTTGGGCGCCCTCAGATGACTAAGAAAAGGCGTGCGCTATACAGGCATTGGACCTTTAATGGATGAAACGCTCAGACCTCTACCCTTACCAAGAGAAAGCCATCCAGCACATACTGGACCGCCCGAACGCGATGCTGTGGGAGGATGTCGGGCTCGGGAAGACTGCTCAAGCACTCACCGCAATCTGCGAGCTGCAGGACCGCTTGCTGATCCCCGCAGCCCTGGTCATCGCGCCCAAGCGCATCATCCAGGCAGTCTGGCGGCAGGAGGCGGTGAAGTGGGAGCACACTCGCCACTTGCGCTTCAGCCTTGTGCACGGGTCAGCCGCTCGCCGTCTTGCTGCCTTGCGCCGGCGGGCGGACATCTACCTGGTCAACTACGAGAACCTGCCCTGGCTGGCGACCCAGATCAAGCACCTCTGGCTGCGCAAGGGGCACTATCCGCCCTTCCAGATGGTCATCTACGATGAGGTAACCAAGCTGAAGAACAGCCAGTCCAAGCGGGCGAAGGCGTGGGGGAAGATCCTCCCCTATTTCTCCCGCCGGGTCGGGCTCACGGGCGAGCCTGCGGCCAACGGTTACAAGGACCTGTTCGGGCAGTTCTTCGCCGTCGACGCCGGCCAGCGGTTGGGCACCAGTCTCACCGCATACCGGGAGGCGTTTCTCAAGCCTCTGGGGTACAACCAGTTCGGGTGGGCAGTGACCAAGGCAGGGCAGGAGCAAATCCACCGTCGCATCTCAGATATCACGTTAGAGCTGTCGGCCAAGGACTACCTCGACCTACCCCCCGTCGTGAACAATCTCGTCTGGGTCGAACTGCCCTTGAAAGCCAGGGCGATCTACGACAAGCTGGAGCGGGAGTTCTTCGCAGAGCTTGACTCGGGCGCGGAGCTTGAGGCGGTCAACGAGGCCAGCAAGCTCAACAAGCTGCTGCAGATATGCGGGGGTGCGGCGTACCTCGCGGACGGGCACCACTGGGAGGAGATCCACCGCGAGAAGATCCACGCCCTCGTAGACCTCGTAGATGAGGCAGGCGGGCGCCCGCAGCTCCTGGGGTACGCCTACGTCCACGAAGCAAAGCGGATCGCTCAAGCGTTCCCCGAGGACCCCCAGAGGCACGAGGGCGCGACCTTCCTGTCCAGCCAGCTCGGGGAGCGGGGGCTGTCAGACGTGCTACGCCGGTGGGAGCACGACGAGATCCCTCTCCTGTGCGGCCACCCGGCTTCAATGGGGCACGGCCTTAACCTCCAGGGAGCGTCCGCCTGCAGCGTCATCTGGTTCAGCTTGCCGTGGTCGTTGGAGCTTTACAAGCAGATGAACGGGCGCCTCTTCGGCGGGCACCGGCGGCAGGGGACCTCGGTCGTCCACCACATCCTTGCAAGGGGCACGGTGGACGAGGTGGTCTGGGCCGCGCTCCTGACCAATAGCGCCACCCAGGCCGGATTGAAAAAAGCGGTCAGCGAGTACCGCAGGAGGAAAAACCTTTAATCGGGGCGACCCTCTCCTGTCCCCATAGCGCCATGCGCGCCCAAAGTCGTCAGCAGCATTGACGTTTGCTGAATCGCGGACTGCAGGGCGTTCTTGGCCAGCGTGGATGCTTTCTCTCCTTTGGTCATGCCCTCGCGCACAAGCCTCCTGTTGCTTATGTCAAGCCCCTCGGTCAGCCATTTCATCCCGAGCGAGGTGTCAAAAAGCTTGCTGAGTCCGCGCATCTGCGCCATGCGCCCGAGATTCGCCAACGGTCGCGCGGCAATCGCTGCGGCCACAAGCTGCCCATAGTCGTTCATGTGCCTAGCGTTCAGATCCATGACTCTAGCGAGCCGGAACATCTCAGAAGTGCGGCTTCTCCCGAACATGGCGTTCAACGTGTCCGTGTCGTACTTGCGCAAGGTCGAAAGAAACCCTCGACCAGACGACAGGAAATCGGTTACATCGTCCAACCCGCGCGCCGACTCTCTCATCAGCTTGCCCATAAACGCGCGTTGAATCTTGGGCTTATACTCCGGCGGAATTTGACTCATGAACTTGGCGACCCGGGTCCCCGAGCGAGGGGCTACAAGGCGGTCGACTATCGCCTCGGGCTCCAAGCTCCCCACCTTCCCGGGCTCCCGCAAGATACGGTCGAAAAGCTGATCTTGCCGCCTGGTGATCTGCTTGCGGTAGATTCGATTCAGCGCCCCCGCATAAGCTCCATGCTCCGGGATGTCTTGCATGGCGTCAGATGTTGCCCGATAAAGACGGTCAATCGTTTTTTTCGCGATACCTGGGTTCATCTCAGGCCTCGTTTGCATTGTGCGCAAACGATCCCGTAGCGCCCAGATCTGGTTCAAAGACATTTTGTCCTGGAGACCCATGAAATCTTGCAGGTGCGCATATTCCGAGGCGCCCATCGTCATAGGCTCCTCTTGCCCTCCCTTAACGGTCGTGGGGAGACTTGTTCGGACTTCCTCAGCTATCTGCCGAATTTTATCAGTGGGGACAACTGGGACATCGGCTCCTCCGACTCGCGAGACTAAGGGGCCGTAGAGCTTACGTCCCCATTCCTTGAAACCTTCGTTGCTCGCTTGCAGTGCTTCTCGAACCGCGGCTCCCGCTTCAGCCTCGGATAGATCATCCGGCAAGTCCTTGACCAGATCCGCGACAGCTCGCTCCAGAGCCCGGATGTTCTCTCTCTTGGTTTTCGTATGCGGAAAAATGCGAGAAGCAATCCCAGACATACGGGAGGCGACAGGCACATCCGGGAGCACCTGTCCGAAAGCGGGGCGCACGCCCATTCTCGTTGCCTCGTGCAGGACATCTGCTTGCGCGGGGGTTATATCCGCGGCGAAAGGCGCCAGGAGCCCTCCCCCCAACCTGCCGACCTGCCTGCGGGCCATCTCCCCCGGGAGGGCGTTCATCGCCCCCTCGTAGGCGAGGTCTAGTCCAATATCCCTTGGTGATTGCAAGTTGCGCCCGGTGGTAGACTCCCAAGCCTCCTGTATTCCTTTTGCCCCCATTGCCCCTATCGCCGCGCCGGCGGCAGAGCCAAGAGGACCAAGCGAAAGGCCTAGAGAGGCGCCCAATACTGCGCCTGTCGTCGGGGCCGCGGCTTGCGCGGCGAACTCCTCCATGTCCGCCAGAGAAAGCCCCGCCTCATCGATGGCTACGGGGCGGTTGCCATATTGCGCCGGGTCTATCCCAAGAGCGGATAGACCCTCGGGGCGAAGAATGTATTTCCCTCTCTTATCTTGGTACCAGTTCCCTTTTCCGGCTCGCTGGTCCAGAAGCGCGGACACCTCTTGGGGGTTGTCCCTTATCGCCATTTCCCGACGCAGATTGTAATCCTTGACGCCCCGGAGCATGTCCGGCCCTTGCGGCCAACCTCCGAACCCGCGGTTAAGCAGCTCCCTTCCTTGGGCAGTAATCTGGGGTAAAGCGTCTTTTGCCAAGGAGAGCGCCGACCCGATTGTTTCTGCGGAGATAAGAGGGACAGGCTGCTCGGGGTACTTCCTCCAAGGACCTTCTGCCCCCTGGTATTTCTCCCACGGCTTAGGCATCAGACTTCCTCCCAGTTATCCAGCTTTTCAGAGTTTTCTTCAGCATCTCGATCTTGCGACGTGCTACGGGCTCGGAATCCGTCCAAGGGTCCGGAAGCATTTTTAGCGCGCGTTCCTGCTCTTTCTGCCCGATGTTTCCTGAGTCTCCAAGGCCCTTCACGATTGGAGCCATCGCCCCTTTCGTGAAGTCCATATACACTTTGTACCGGGGGTCGTCTTGCGACAGCCATTGGCTGGCGGTTTCCCCCGCCCCGGCAGCCAACCCTACTACTCCGCCGCTCTTTCCCGAGAAAATTCCCGGGGCCCCTATAAACTCATTGGTCTCAGGGTCAATCTCTCCGAAAGCAAGTGTCTCCAGCTGGTCAATCAACTGCAGGGCGGTATTGGCCTTGCCTTCCATAGAACCCGTGCCTTTGCCCTTAAAGGTGCTGATCTTATACCGCCCCACCCCTTCGGGGACCGCGGCAAACGGATCTCCTGGAGCCCGGCTCTCGTACCCGACAATCTTGCCCTGAGAGTCGCGGAGCTCGTAATCCTGAATATCTCCTCGGTTCCCGCTCGCCTGCTGTCTCAGCTTGGCCCTCTCATGCTCCAGCTTCAGAGCATTGATGCGGTTTTGCTCGTCAAGGTAGTCCATGCGCCGCGACTCGTAAGGACCCATCTTAGTCATCCCCAAGTCCCGCGCCCGCTGCTGATCCAGCTGGCGAGAGTGCAGCGCGTTGCGTATCCACTCCTGCTGGCTCGGAGGCGCCATTTGGCTCATGACCTGCCTCAGCGCACCTGTCTGGGCACCTCCGCCTACGCCCGCGATAATGTCCCCCAGAGCCATTGCGGCAAGCCCAGGGTGGGGAGGAGGCGCCCCAGGGGCGGACAGTCCAGGGGGCAGTGCCCCCATCATCGGAGGGAGTTGCTGATTGGGAAAAGCGCTAACAGGCATGATGCTGCCTCCTTCATAGGCCGGACCTGGGGCGATGTCGGATACCGGAATGGTAGTGCCCCCAGCCAGCCTGGACATAACTTGCTGCTCGTACTGGTCTGTCGTCGGATGTCCTGCCGGGGCAACACCTGCGCCGTAGTATTTGCGCACGCCGCCCTCCGAGAGCAGCTTCCCTGCGTAGTCGGCCTGGGCGGCGAAAGAAGACAAGGTAGCACTCGGGTGGTAGTACGGCACAATCTGAAACGGCCCAACGGCGCGCCCGCGACCACGGGAAAGCTCCGGCCCCTTCAGATTAAGGTCCGTAGACCCTCCCGATTCCTGTTGCCAGACAGAGTTCAATAACCCCGGCGGGAGGCCATACCTCTGCTCGGTCTGCTGAACGATCCAGGAGGCCTCTTGCGGTGTCATTATTCAGCCTCCGCGATATCCAAACATGCTCGGCGGCTGCGGACCTCGTTGCGCGGACATATAGTTACGGTTGAACCTCGCCCCCGGGTCCTGGAACTGATCCATCCAGAAGGGCCACAGTGGGTTCACGGACTGGTCGAAATACTCGCGCGACACGTTCCCTTCACTGCCGATGTCATAGAGCCCGTACAGGCTCGGAAGCGACAATTGCTGCTGTTGCGCTTGCTGCTGTTGCGCTTGCTGCTGCTGCTCCTGCGCCCACGGGGCATAGTCGGCGGTTGAAGGCATCCTGCCCTGCTGCACCTGGTAGACCAGGTTCTTTAGAGGCAACCCTCTCGGGTCCGTGTCGGCGTGATAACCCCACCAGGGCATGTCAAACCACCCGGTCGCCCATAGCGGTTTGCGATCCGGCGTAAAGGTCGTGACGGTCGGTGTCGGCCCCTGCCCAGGCCATTGCGTCTGCAGCGCAACCGGCTCCGGAGGCGGCTCGTAAGGATCGGCCGCAGGCGCGTCGTTGCTGTCGCTACCACCAAAAAATGCGTCAAACATGAGTCAACTCCCCATATTCAGTAAGTGTAAACGGGCGCGCCGCCTGTGGCGGTTGCCGAGCTGGTCAGCGTTCCGCCACCGGAGAGAATCGGCGCCGGAGGCCCCTGCCTCTGTCCTGCCATATACCGCCCGACCCCGTACCCCTGCAGCCCACCGGACAACGCGCTGGCAAACGGGCTGACCGAGGAGAGGCCCGCCCCTTGCTGCGCCGTGTTCCCGAAACCCTGTGTCGTCGCATACGACTGGAATGGCGACATGGCGCCCTGTACCCAACCCAGGCGCTGCCAGGGCTCGCCGTACTGATGCTGGAAGCGCGCCATCGCATCCTGCAGCGCCCTCCCTTGGTAGCCTTCCACCTGCTGCCCCGCGACCATCATCGCCTGCGCGGGCGCAAGCTGGTTCTGGAGCATCGCCCCTGTCGCCCCCAGAGCGCCCTGCTGGGCTCCCAGGCCCTGACCATAGGCGCCGAGGTTGGTTTGCGTTTGCGCGTCCGCTATGGCGCGCTGCGTATCTCCTATGGCCCTTCCCTGCATCAGGCCGTGGCGACCCGAGCCGAGGGCATTGACTTGCAAGGCGCCCTGGTTGACCTGGGGCAGGATGTTCTCTCGCAGGTTCTGGGTCAGATTTCTCTGCGTCATCTGGTTTATCGCTTGAACGTAGGGGTTGTCCGCGATGTTGGCGGCGCCAGAGAGAAAGCCGTAGTTCTGCTGTGCACGATTCAGATAGGACTGCATCCCCGTTTGCGCAGCCCTCATCGCGGCGTTGACGCCCATTTGCGTCGGCTGGCTCGGCGCTACGTAGGTCGGTCCTGGGAAAAATGGCGTCGGCACCTGCCCCATTGCCTGCGTGCCACCAGAAAGCATTCCGAGCAGTGGCTGGACTGCGGGGTGCGGGGTTGCCTGCGACCACGTGCGCTGGCTCGATGTTGCATTGCCCGCGGCCTCCTGCGCCTTGGCCTGCTGTTTCGCAGACAGGAATGACCCGGCGGCGCCGATAGCCGCAGCCGCAATCGGAAGCCAACGGCAATGGCGCGCGTTCTCGCCGCACTCGAATTGCTCGTATTTTGCCGCGTGATTTCGCTTGCTCATAACTTTACCCAACTCATGCCGTTGTAGACGTAGACACCAGCGCCTGACCCCGGATTCCAATTGGTCCCGTCAGCATAGGCGACCCGGCCCTCTCGTGGCTTTGGCGGCGCCTCGTGCAAAACCGGCAACTGGTGCACGCCCCGCAAGCCCTTGAACACCTCGAAGAATTCGCGTCGAAGAAAATCCAGCAGGATCGGGTCGGCATCGACGCCTGGCACCTGCGCCGGGTAATACTGCTGGACGTGCGTCAGGTCAGGCATCAGCGTAACCCCGCGTGTTCCCATTCAATGTTGATGGCGCCCAGCGTCCATCGTCCAAGCCCTTCGGACTCGACGCGCCAGGCGATGTAACGACCCGTTATCCGGGGGTCCAGGACGTGTTGGTTGTCGAGGTAGAGTTCGTGCACAGTCGGATCCCAGGTTATCTTCCCTTTTACGCTCTCCTGCCCGCCGAATTGAACCTTCAAAGGCACCTGGTCGTTGCTGGTATCAACCAGGTCGCCCTCGACCTCGAGAATCGCCCAGTTGACCTGGGTCACCCCCTTAGCGCCCTCAATAGGCAATGAGTCCCGTTCAACAACGCAGAGCTTTGCCGACCCGTCCGAATTTGACCCGTCGAAGGTCTGCGAAACCAGCCACCATTCGGTATCAGCCGCATCGGATTCGTACATGAGCAGGCTCGGAGTAGAGGGCTGCTCGACGCCCTTGTTCCACGACGCACCGTCCTGGGTGTCCCACACCAGACTATCGGCAGTGCCCCAGGTCGGTGACGCGCTCGATGCGTCGGTAACGAATCCAACATCAAACCCATAGCCGTTGTTTAGTTCCAGGCGGGCGAATGTGCTCTCTTCTGAATTGTAGACCAGCGCGAACTGGCAGAACTTCGATGCGTCAGATGTCGGATAGGCGAGATAGAGCCGATTGCGGTAAGCATCGAAAAACACCTGCGCGTTATCCCAATTCTCCTCCGCAATGGCGTCGAACATCGCATTTCGCGCATGCCCATCGAGCAGAGACCGGCTGTTTTGCCCGTCAAACAGGTAGACATCTGAGGTGGTCAACACCACAAGATGCCCGCGCATTTCGCAAAAGCCTTTTGGGTTGCGGGTGCCGATGCCACCCTTCAGCCGCGAGACCTGGTGGATATACGGTCCGCCGATCCAGCGCATGGAATACACGGCGTCTTCCTTGACGATGTAAAGCTGGTCGCGCACGTGGCAGCCGCCAACAATGACACCTTCCGTTTCGCCCAGAATGTCGTCGCCTGCGTCGTTGGTCGCCGCAATCGTCCATGTGGTCGGCAGCGCGCCCTCCGCGGCCGAATTCGACCACCGGATCTTGTGCGGGTATTCATTAGCGCCCTCGGTCATGCCAAGCGCTACCAGGGCGTAACGGTACGCGGCAATCTCCGCGCAACGCCACGTGCTCGTCCAACCCGGAGCGGCAATCAGCACAGTCGCGGTGCCGCCCCAGTAGAACAGCCCGTCGCTGGCAGAATTGACGACCAGGATGCCGTTTAGGGTCGCAAAGGTCACACGCCCGCTTGACCAGGGGACCGAGGCGCCCGCGGGAGTGTCGTCGTCGGTCGGCGTAATCTTCTCGCCAGTACCGTCTCCGAGAATGTCATAGGCCCAGACGTTGACGCCGTCCGAGATAATGACCCACTGCGCCTGAGAATCATCGACCCACGAGCGGTGATAGAGCGGGCGCACGTCGAGCAGCGGCCGTGTGGCCCATGTCGTGCCCTCCCAGATGAGACGCTCGCCGGGGGATGAAGATATAGCGCCGTCCTCGGCCACAACATTACTTGCCTCAGTCAGCGCATTGAGGGGCAACAGGTTCGGTGGCACATCGGTACTCAGACCGACTTGTCCAAGGTTTTCGATGCGTAAGTCAGGCACCGGGGGCGCCCCGCGCGCGTTCCAGCTCGTCTACCCTGGAACGCATTGCCGCGAGTTCGCTTTCTAGGGCGCGAACCCTATCCTCAACAGTCGGCGCATTTGGGTCGGGCACGACAACGGGATCGGGGTCTTCTATGGTCCCGCCTCCCCGCAGAAACTCCTGTAAGTGTGCGTTGTGCCAAGACCGGCAGGGGAAAGGCATGTGCCACTCTTCGCCAGTGTCCAACGAAACCACCAACGAGGATCTGTCTTGGTTTGCGTACTTCGCCGCCAGAATATTCATAGCTCGGCGTCCAAGGCGATTGTCCCGTAGCAGCGATAAGTGCCCGCTGTTGCGTTTTTATCAACGCGAACTGAAAAAAAGTCTGCCGTGGCCACTGCGTCATTAAGGGAACAATTCGTGTATGTGAAGCTCGATAGTGTCATTGTCGGGCTCGCCCGCATTATCGGCGCTATTTGACCAAACAAGCCGGCCATAAAACCTGCACTGGCCGCGCTGTATCTGGACCCCGACTGGTTGCCGTTAACAACCAATTTCCGGTAGTACCGACGACAAAGAGCGGTTTCTTCGGCAATCGGCCTCCGCTCGAACTCAGTCACCGCATCACCGATCTCGACCTGAACCTGCGCAATGTCGAATGTGCCGCTTTGGTTGCCGAGCGTGTCTGTCTGGCTGTCGTAAGTCGAACCGGCGTCAAGCCAAATACTAAAGGCAAGATAATCGTTACCGTCTGTCCCGAGCGTTTTCCCCGCAATCGAGGGAATGCTTGCCGTCGCAGTGTACTTCGCCCAGGAAGTCGTTAGGGAAAACTTGGTGACACCGATTGCCGTGACGATCGTTGATGGACTGCCCCCTGTTCCGAAGCTCTGAAAGAACTCGATAGATACATCTTTCGCAGCATCAGCCTTGGCCCAGAATGAGACAGCGACCGTCTTGCCTGCCGATGTCAGCACGCTTTCAATGCGTTGCGACTTAAGGCAATAATCGCCCGCGCCGCTTCCCGTGGCCACAACCGTGCGGCTGTAATACTTCGGGTTTCCAGGAACGTCGGTTTGCCCCAAGGTAAAGGTCTGCCGAGAATGCGTCTTCGTCGTGGACCCCGAATGTGAATTCCTCCATCTGTCGTCGGACCCATACGCAGTCGTCGTTTGCGACGTAGCGCGCTCCCAGAGGTCGAAATTACCGTTTATCAACAAATTCTTTCGCGCAGTCGCAGATGTCCCAACCCATGAGCCATCGTCGCGCAGGAACCGACTCGATTCGGTAACGGGATCGGGAACAGGCCCTGATGTGCCCGCGCCGGCGAAAGCCACAGCCAGGGCATCGAGCGCTGCGTCCAGGTCGGTCTGATTGGCCAGCGTCCCGCCGATGTCTCCCCACTGGGTATCGACGAGTGTCGGCGTCAAGGCGACCCACGCATTGTTCTGCGAGACGTAAGCAGCCCCATCGTCCGGGTCCAGGCCCATCGCTCCAATATGAGTGCGTACGCTGGTCGGGACGGGGCTTTCACCCAGACCGTCCCACACCATGTCGAAGAGCGGCTGCATATTTCCGGCGCAAAACCGGGTCGTGTAGTCCACCACGACAGGCTTATCAGCCATCGCGCGCGCCTTCTATCGCTATCGCCTTCTCGTCGCGCCTGGCCAGCATGGCGTTGCGTGTTGACTCGATCGCCGCACCGACTGAGTAGGTCTGCTGGTAGGTGGCGACCTGCGCCTGCACCATTTCCGTGAGGGCGCAGGACTTATCGACCCGCATTTCCTGTGTGGCCTGGTTCATCTTCTGAACCTCGACCTGCCACAAGCATTGGTCGCACACATGGCCGAGGGGGCAGGTTCTCTCCATCAGGACCTCGTGCAAAGAATCATATTCATGTGCCGCGGCACCCAGTTTCCGACAGTGCCCGTGCCTGGGTTGCCTGATGTCAGGCTGATGGGGTGCGTGTGGTTCGACGCCGTGGACATCGCAACGCCGCGCATGTCTGCCCCAGTCGTCCAGCCAACGTTTCCGTCGCCGGAAGAGTTTTCCATGTACACACGACCGCTGGTCGACTGGTGATTGTGTGCTCCGCCCCCTGCGGTATTGCCGGAAACCGGGTGCGTATGATTCGGGGTCTTGTTGTTTAGCACCGGGTCATCGGAACCAGACGTTGATCCACCCGCATCCGCCGTCTTCTGCACCTTGACGCCATAGGTGGAGTTGACCGTAGCCCGAACCCACCCGGTGGGGGCTGCCGCCTGGTAGAACAGCAATTTCGAACCGGATTCAACGCTACCGCGATTGATTTCAGTGTCGGTAAGCGTGATAGGACCATCGACGCTCGGGAACGTCTTTTTCAAGACATTTTTGATGCCCCGAAGGTGATCGTCGCCGGCAGAACGATAGTCGGTCCCTTCGGGCCAACTGGCATTCAGTGCGTCGATGTATTTCGAGCCTGTCAGATCCTCTAGGGCCATTTTCAGCGTCTCCGGTTAAGAAGCATCTTTCAGTTCAGGACACAGACCGCCGCGCAAGTGCCCGGGCTGCCCCACACCACGTCACCGCCTGGGGCGCAAGATATGACGTAGCAGGCAATGGCCTGGCAACTGATCGATGAGGACTCATCATCGGGTAGCCACTGATTCGTAGTCTCACAATCACCTGCGTCTTGCCATTGCGCGGTGTCATGTTCTTTAAGCGTCCAGCATGATGTCATGCCGCCCTCACAACAGGACTTGATCCGATATTCTGACCCCAACCCTGTCTAATCGCCGCAGCAAGCGCCGTCTCGAACTGCGCGCGCCAATCGGGCAAGTTCTTCGCGTCTTTGGTAAAAATCGCCACCTGCTTAAGCATCCCATAGACGTATAGGTTGGCGAAGTACCGGCTCACCCAGTTCTCATCGCTATCGCTTTCCAGCCCTCGCAGGAATGCGTAGTAGTCCATATCGAACATGGCGCCGCGCGTCGGTGTCGGATACACCTCTAAGCAGTTCCCGCGCTCAATGTAGCTGTAATCCGGAATGTTCCCGCGCAGTGTCGGTGGGTATTGCTTGTAGTCTTTGCCTTCGGGGCCCACCAGAGAGCGCAACCTCGCCATGTTCGTTGGCAACGGCAGGATGTTTGTGTCCGTCGCGTACGGCTGCCCCTGCGAGTCGAGCGTCGGAATCGTGTACTGCGTGTTGGCCTGATTGCGCGGGTGGTCGCGCAAGGCCGTATTCAGCTCGCCGTCGAGAACCGACAAAAGCGACGCCAGGTTATCGTCACTCAGCGTCGGTCGGTTGGCGAGCGTCTTTGCGGTGTCGAAGATTTGCCTGCGATTCACATCGATAACCTCCTTGGCGCCAAGCTGCCGATCATCCCCGAAGTCCCAGGCGAATAGCCTCTTCGGACTGTGCCGCCATGTGAGCGATTTCCTTCGCCCTCTCTACCCCATTCACGATTCGCCGGGCGTGAAAGTAGTCCACTTGATTATAGTCGATGTAGTCGTTCAGCCCCTTGCCTGTGAAGTCACCGTCGAGCATCGATTTCAATCTTCATGCGGCGAATCTCGTCTGAAACTGGGTGGCGAACCAGGCCGCCTTGCGCAACGGGTGAACGGGGGGCTCCCTCGCCGTCTCGTACCCCACGATTTCGTGGCAATTTGAACAAATCACCGCGCAATATTCTCCGCGGACTTTGGACCTCTGCACAAGCCCGCGCATCATTGCCCTAAAAGGCGCGCTGTTGCAGTTCGGGCAATTTACAAATGCCTCTGGCGCATCTTTTAACCAGGTCGCCTCTATAGGCATGAGTTACTGTCCTTCCTGGTCAGGCGTGTCCGGCAATGCTTGGATCCCCAGGCGCCCGGCGATAATGCGGATAGCAGAGACATGCCAGGCGCGCAATTTGCCCTCTTCGACGCGCAGCGTATTGGCGACACTGATGCTGTCTTCTATCTGCTGCGACAACGATTTCAGAATCGATTTGCGGTCACGCACCTCGGCGAGTAGTTGTTCGAGCACCGCACTTGCCCTGTTCTGTGCCGCAATACTGGCAAGCGTCATCTCGATCTGCCGGCCGCGGGCCATGGCCTCTGAGACGCGCCACTCTTCGAGCACGGTGACAACCTTTTCGGTCATCGTCACGGCAAGACCTGTGAGCGCGAGAATCACCGACACCACGGCGCCGATCCATGCGGTGGCTTGTTTAGCGTTGTTGCTCATTATGTAATCAGTTCGCCAGCGTCGAAATCTCGGTGGATGTAAGATCCCTGTTGTGGATGCGCGGGCCATCGATCGATCCTTCGAACAACTCCTCATCACGTTGCCCGCCATCACGTGACCTTACGCGCACCTGCGTATTCGTGGCTACGCAGAAATACAGATATGAGCTGCCCCAAGACCATTGCCCGCGCGTTCCTGTCGATGTCGGGGTTGCCGGAGGCACCACGCAGCAATATAGATACGATCGATAGCCATTAACCAGGGCCACCAGCCCGGTAATAGTTGCCGACCCCTTTGGCGCAAACGCCCTTGCCGACGTGCTGGGCGAAAGGCCCCTGCACCCCGGACGTACGCAACATGACCAGCTTGTTGCCAGGCCGAGGGCATTTGAGTCGTTTCGTCCTGTTCGTCTTGTTCGCCATATCCGCCTCTCAGATTGCAGCAGTAGGGGGGTCAGCGCAACAGTCCTGCGCCAGAGCCGCTCCTCCGAGATGGGAGCCCCACCCGGCGGCCCAGGCAGCGTTCGCCTCGCTGCCAGCCTGGTGTGGGTTGGTGCTCAAAAGGTCACCGGCCACCGCAGCCGCTCGACCCTCGCAATAGGCCTTGGTGTTGACGATCCCGACATGCTGATTGGGGTGAGTGCTTCCATCACATCGATTGCTCATAGTTTCGCCTCGCGCGTCTTAAGTTTGCAGTAGTCCCGAAGATTGGAGAGCTCGATTAGCTCCTCCGCAGTCGGCGCGCGCCCAAGCGTGTGCCAAAGCTGCTCATACAATTCCATCGGGACTCCCGCTGCATGATGGTAATGTACCCCTTTCTCGTCTTTGAACCCTTTCGGGGTGTCGGCTCTCAGCGCCGCATTGCGGTCCAAGACGCCCTGTGTGCCCTTGTACCTGGTGCGCAGGGTAAATCCTGTCTCATCGGGGACAATGAACTGACGATGCGTCTCATCGTCATCGAAGAGTAGTTCTGTCGGCATGATGCCCTCCGAAAAGCCCCCGTTACCGGGGGCTTGCTCTCATCAGGCGGTCATCGCAGCCGTGCGGTCAATATCCGCCACAACGCCGTTGCCCATCTCCTGCTTGTAGATCAGGGTGTAGTCCACCAGCAACAGTCTCTTAGTGGCGTCCCCGGACGAGGCCACCTTCTTGGTCTGGAAGGGACGCAGGTACCCGGTAGCCCACAAGCTCATGTCCAGGATGAACACGTCGTCAGTGGGGAACCCGGCGTGTGCGCCGGCGCCTCCGGAGCGCTGATACCCCTGGTAGCGGTTCGGGATAATCTTCAACGCGCCGAAATCGGAAATATACACGTCGACCGAGGACTGCGCGGCCGCACCGCCGTTCGAGCGCTTCTGACCCACGTCCGAGTACAACGCGGCAACCCGCGCACTGGAACTGAACAGGTAGGCCGACAACACTCGCTTTATCGCCGGGGACACCATAATGGTATCCGCCTCACCGCCGTTGTTGTAGATCGCCTCGATGGAAGTATCCAGCAGCGTCTGGGTCAAGGCCCGCTCAGTCCCCGCGGTCGCGGCATCGGGGATGCCGTCCGCTCCGACACCCCCATTGGCCCCGGTCGCACCGACCAGCGCCGTGTCCTGCTCTGGGGAAGCCGCGTCACGAAAACAGGCGCGCAGACCGCCCATAAGCGGCGCGGTGTTGCCATCCAGATCCGCAACAGCGGACACGTTGCCCGTGAGGATGGCTTCCATGTCCCTCTTGAGCGCCTTCGCGGCTTTCGCGAGCTGGTAGCTTAGCTCGGATGAGCGCCCCGCCTTGTTGACCTTATCCGCACGCCCCGAGACGATCAAAGACTTGGTGCTGATCTGGCAGGTGTTGCCAACCCGGCGGGCGTTGGAACTGGAGTCGGTGCCAATGTCGGCGCCGTCCTTAGCCGCGTTCGCGTCGTTGGGCTCGGCCAAGTCATCCTGCTGCCAGGACGTGAAGGTATCCGAGCAGCTTTCCCGCCCAATGCCAGACATGAAAGGTGCCTGAGTCGGGGAGATGTTATAGATGGCGTTCATGAAATCTTCACGAACGTTGTCCCCGGTGCGGTCCAGGAGCGAATCGCCCCCGCCGGAGGTATCAGTCAGATCGATACGCTGGAAATAGTCTTGCGGAGCAGCCATTGTGGGTTACCTCGGGTCATATGACCCCTAATTTATCAAACACGTTTGCGGCATCACGCACCGACCCAGTCTTGCGCAAATGTTTTTGCGCTTCCTCGATCTGCTTAGTCTTGCGTGCTGACTTCTCCGCTGGGGGCTTGCCGCCCGCAGGCACCCGGTTGGCAGTGGACACTTTCTTGCGCGAAGTGGCGATCTTTGCCTTCAGCTCGTCGTACAGGCGAGCCTTCTCGGCAAGGATATACGCCCTGTGGTCCGCGAAGGCGTCCACCGTCTCGGCGGGCACGCCCTCGTGTTGGATCAGGTATTCACGGACCCGGGTAATGCCCTCGTCCCAGGATTTCTGATCCTTCCACCCCATCTTGTCGGCCAGGACGTTCGCCTCGTTCAGCATGTGCTGCTGAACCTTGGCGTTCATCTTCTGCTGGCGCTGCTGCATCGCGGCGTCCAGTCTCTGCCGACGGTTTCGGATGTCGGCCAGCGCCTGGTTGTACTCCGCGACCTGCGCCGTGTACTCGACAGGGTCCTCTTTGCGCAACGAATCCCAGTCCTTGGTGTACGCAGCATTGAGCTGCGTCTCCTCTGCCGTCAGGATCTCGGCCGCCAAGGCCGCCTGCTGCTGCAAGCTGGCCTCCTGCTGCTGTTGAGCCTGTTCCCATGCCTGCTTTTCCTGAAGAAAAGCCTCTTGTTGCCGCGTGAAATGCGATTGAAGCTGGTAACCCCTGCGAAGATCCCCCAGAGATACCTCCTGCTCCTCCCCATCCACCTTGGTCTTAACGCGGACCCCTTGGGCGTCTGCGACAAAAGCGGACTCGTCGAGTCCGAAGGTGTTCGCCAGGGAGGCGAGGTCTATGGTGACTTCTTCGGTGCCTTGTGCATCGCCATCTGCGGATTGTGCGCTCGGGGGCGCGGATTCCTCGGGCGCGAGCCCGAGAGCCTGTAAAGTCGCCGGGTCAAGCGCGTCAACACTCGCCTCCCCCTCTTCTGTCCCGGGGAGCGGGGTCGCCTCTGCCTTGGGTTCCGGCGTCTTAGAAACTGAAGGGGCTGACTCTTCCCCCGGGGCGTCACCGTGCTGTTGCACGAACGCCGCCATGACATCAGTATCAGTTAATGTAGGAGCATCGTCAGCCATTCATAACCTCCAGCTTATACAAAGTGTAGCGAATTCAAATGTCAATGCAAGTCGTTTACTTCTTGAGCTTTTCCCCAAGAACCGCGTCCTGGGCGTAGCCAAGCAGCTTGCGGCGAAACTCGCGCATGACCAGAACCATCATGCGGGCGCGCAACGCCTCGTCCTCGGACAGGCGGGGGTCGCACATCCGCCGCAGGGCCTCTACTTCCATCTGGGCGAGTACCTGAGTAAGGACAGGAGCCATCACTGCTTGCCGCGCGCGAGCTCGGAAAGCTTTCAGCTCGTCCGGGTCACGGGTGTTTATGTCAAAGGAGTCCACCAGATCCTGGAAGGACTGGATCTTCTTCCCGAAGGTCACTTCGTCGTTCATTCCGCGCTACCTGTCTTGCTCGCCTCGATTGCCAATTTAGCCATCGTTTCCCGGGTCTCCTGGCGCAGCTTGGCCCACTCCAACTCCATCTTCTCCTGGAACCGGCGCATCTCAGACATTTGGTCAGACATCGCCGTCTTCTCCTCGAAGGCAGAATCCATCCGCTTGGTCTCCTCCTGCATCCGCGCGATCTTCATCTGCAGATCAAACAGGGCCTGCTTCTCCTGCTGCGCCACCTGCAGCTGCTCGCGCTGCATCTGCAGCTGCTCGCGCTGCATCTGCAGCTGCGCCTCCTGCTGCGCTTGCGCCGCCTGCTGCTGCTTCTGCTGCAGTTGCTGCGCCCGGACCATCTCCTGAAAGCGAGACGTGTCCTGGTTGCGGGGGTCGAGCAGGTACGACGGGCTAAGGAAAAAGTCGTCAGGGTCCCCGAGGCCCTGCACCCGTACCATTTCGCTGACCGTGTGCGCGATCCGCTCGGGGCTGACCAGGATGCCCATTAGCCCGCCCTGTATCGCCTGCTGCTGCAGCCCGAAGACCATCTGCAGCCCGTTGGACTTCTGCAGCTTGTCCCCGGCGCCCAGGCCCACGACTACAGTGCTATCGGTGCGCTCGACCCAGTTGCCCGGGTTAACCGTCGCCCACTTGTTACGCAGTTGCACCAGCTCGTCCTGGTCAAGGTTGCGCATCAGCACCCCGCGCAACTTGCACATCATGTCCTTGACACCCGTCTCCGCGAAGACGCGGATCAGCATTCCGACAAGCTCCTCCTTCATGCTCAGAACCCGCTCGACCGCGTGGTTCATGCTTTCATCGGGGAGGTTGTTCACGATCGCCTGCGCATTGGGGTCCGTGCCCGTTCGCTCCGAGCGCATCTTGTCGTAGTAGTCGAGCAGCTGCTGGGCCTGCGCCCCGACCGGCTGGGTCGGTACCTCGGTCACCGCTGTCTGGTCGTCCACCCGCCACAACGCCCCGACCCTGCGCGAAAGCAGGTCATCGAGAACCGCTGCCCCCTGGGTGACCTTCTTCGTCGGGTTATTGGTCAGGTCAAGGTTGTCTTCGAGAATGCGCAGCACCTTGGACTTGTGGTCCGCAAGCCTCTTGACCTTGTCAAATAAGGAGAGCCCATAGAACTTGTGCGCCGCGATAAAGGGGGTGGACGCGCTAAAGGGATTCTCGGGGACCTCGTAATAGTCGAGCAGAACCTCCCCGTCGTCCCCGCCAAGCACCACGAGGTAATACTCGTCGACCCCGTCCTGGTCCGCGTCGATGTGCATGAACGAGCGGTGAATGACGTACTGCTTCTGCGACTCGTCTTGTGTGACATCATCGTCCATCTGGTTCGCGGAGCGCTCCACGTCCTCTCGCGCCCAACGCACCTCGTTGTCCTCCGAGCGGGGGATGTCGGTCGGTATCTCGTCGATCTTGTCCTCGTCGTATCCGAGGGAGACCAGATACGAGCGCGTCTTCACGACCCGGTAGTCACACCACCGCGCATCGGCAAGATCAATGCTGTCGTGGTCGAAATCGACTTGGAACGACTCGGGCACGCAGTTCTCGATGACCGCTCGGCCGTTGGGATAGAAGCGGCGCACGGCCACATCGTAGAGCGTCTGAGAGGGTGCAGGCGCGTCCGGTGTCGGCGGAGGCAGGGGCTGGCCCGTCATCACGTCCACAAGCGGCTCCTCGCGCTCTGAGGAGCTTATCAGACGCACCTTGGACCCGTCGGAAGGGAACAACAGGTCCGCCAGCTCCGCCTCGGTCAGGTCACGGTACTCCTCCTTCTGCTGGCGTAGTGCCTCGTCCCAATAGGTGCAGAAGACCCCCGTCTTGAGCATCAGGGCATCCTTGATGTGGCAATAGAGCTTCAGAAACCCGTTGCATTTCTTCATCAAGGTGTGATGAACATAATCCGACTCGATCGCCGCCTGCTCGGTGTCGTCGGCGCTCACGGGGTCGAACCGCACCACATCGGGCGACTCGATCAGGGGCTTGAGGACCGAGGGGAGCACCCATTCGATGGTGTCAGACACGTCTGCCGAGACCGCGGTGCTCTCGTGCGCATCCGAAGGCCCGGGGGCGGCGCCTTTGTAGTAGTAGTAGGCAAGCTCCCTGTTCCTGTTCAGCTCGTCGTCCTGGGCGTTCTTGTTGGACTTGAGCCGCATCCGGGCAATCTCGTGGATTTCCTCTTCGCTCAGCCCGGGGCCATCCCCAGTCTTGAGCGCCACAACCGTCTTGTCGCTAATCATCAGCCTATGCCTCTGGGGTAGTCTAGTGTCCTGTCCGACCATCGCGCCCGTCGCCACCCGGTGTGCGTGCGCGACCCGGGGCCCGCGGTGCCCCGCGCGCGGACATCAGGGAGCCTCGCCTCGCGCCGCTCGCGCACTAGGTCAACCTGGGTCTCGTCGCGCACCGTCAAGGCCAACGTGAGCGCGTCGGCCTCGTCCGGGGAGTGCCCGAGAATCTTGATTAGATCCTTCTTCGCGATGACCTTAATCTTCCCCGCGACTTCCTCCCAGGTGATTGCCAGCAGGTCTGAGATCAGACGCGGGTCGTCGGGTATCGCAAGCTTCTGCGGGGAGGCGGGATCCAGGGCTTCACGAAGCCGCCAGTACACCTGGGCGCGCATGTTGGAGAACCCGAACTTGTTGGACTTGTCCCGCGCCTTCGTCCCCGCCGACCCCACGTAGGCCTTGATGCCGTCCTGGTTCAAGGCATCACGCAGATGGTCGTAGACTGAGGCGCCCACCCCATTGGCGTCAATGACCACCGGGCAGGCGTCGCGCCGCAGGGGCAGCACTGTAGAGGCCACCTCCGGACCCGTGCGGGCCAGGGCGGTCGGTATCCTCTCGGGCGCCGGGAAATAGTTCCCGTAGCGCACCTGTACCACCGTGCTGTCCGTTCCGCCGCGGGCCACGTCCACCCCCATCGAGGTCATCTGTAGATTGTGCGCCGGATCTGGGCTGCGGGCGTTCAGGTCGACCCATCGCTGGGTGGCAGCGCGTAGCCAGTCCGTGGGAATGAGCTGCAGAGGCTGGTCGGTCAGGCTGACTGAGAAGTCACCGTAGAGTAGCGCCGAGCGCAGCGGCTCGGGGAGCTTCTGCAGGGTGGCGATGTACTGGGGCGTGGTGTAAGGATTGTCGGTCGGCAGGGACGGTATGAACGTGCGCGAGCGCGGGGTGATCGTCTCCACCTTCCCCCGGTTTGGGCCCTCGCAGATCTCGTGCAGGAAAGGCAGGGGGTCGGGGCACTCCATCTCGCGCCCCTCGACCGTGGCAAAGTACCGCAGCTCGCCCGGCTTGGCCGGCCCCAGCCCGCACGGGTCGCGGTACTGCGGATCCAGCCAGGGGGCGTACCGGCGCATCAGCCAGAGCCCGTTCGACCTTGAGTTGTGGCTTGTGCTCGGGGTCGGCGGGTTGGACGTGAGCACCATCCGGCACCGCTGGCGTGGGTTCACCGACCTGTTCCACGTGGACAAATAGTCGATCACGTACTCGGGGATCTGGGTGGCCTCGTCGAACGCGAGCAGGTCATGGGCGATGCCCTGGTGGCGCTCCTCGTCGCCGGGGTTGGGCACCCCGCCGAACTCGATCAGCTGGTCGGGCTTGAGGGCTACCGAGGCGGGGAGGCGCCACTGCCCTGCCTGATTGTTCAATCCGTCCCTGGTCTTGAGCGTGCGGGCCATATCGTCGATCATGCCTCGCAGCTGTGTGGACTCGCGCCGGATGATGAGCGAGCGCTGATGCTGCGTGAGGGCCAGCCCGGCAATCAAGGCCGACTTCCCGCCTGATGCTGCCCCGCCGAAAAACAGCTCGTCCGCCTCACTGGCGTAAGCCATCGCTTGAGGCCCCGGAGCCGGAGACCATAGAGCAAAGGGCGAGTCCTCAAGCAGCTTACCAATCTTGGCAAGCTGCTCGGGGGTGTAATCCTGCGATGCTAGTTCATCCACGCCTCACCGTCGACCCGTTTGGGGTCTTTAAGCTGCTGCAAGGCGGCGATCCCTCGAATCCGCTGGGCCACCTCCTCCGGGGTCATCGTCGACTTCTCCGAGCGGTCTGTCCAGTCGATTGCCTTGAGATCGGGCAGCGTCTTGCCGAGCAGCTTCATCTGCGTGGCGAGCACAACCTGGAGCCTGGAGATGTCCTCCTTCTGCAAGGGGACCCAGACCAGGGCGGGGGGCGGCTCCTCGGTTGCGGCGACTGCCAGAGCTTTGCCTGGGGGCGGCTCGTGGTACTGGGGCACGTACCCGACCAGGAGCATGTACAACACCTCCTGGATGTTGTCGTGAATCGCCTGCGGATCCAGACACGACCTGTTGAAGGGTTTAACTTTTTTGCCCATGCGGGAAAGTGTATAAGCCGGGCCGGGTTAACGCAAGGCGACCTTCGCCTCGCGCATTTCGTCTCAATCGGGGGGTGCTCTCGGACAGTGCTTTGCCTTCAGCGCTAGGAGGCGAGTTCTTCTCGGAGGGCCGTGATTCGCTTTCGGTCGATGTGGATTACGCGGTATCCGGTCGGCAGCAAGGCGCCTGCCTCCTGGCCCGCCTGGATCTTTCCCCGACCGACCTTGTTCTTGATGTAGAACACGCGACCAGTTGACGCATCCAGCTCGAAGAATTCGCGCAGGCGTTTACGCGTGATAGGTACAGATGTAAATAGGAAATATAGGAAATATAGGAAATATAGGAAATTTGATTTTTTACATAGAAATCAGGCGCATCCAGAATTTCAGTAAAGTGTAAGGATGTCCGGGAGCAATAGAACTTGGGTGTAAGGTTGCCTGGAAACCTGGTTTTGCGGATGTAGGTTGGTGGCCGACGTTTTTATATTCAACAGGGGGGGGGCACGGGGGCCTCCCCCCTCCCCCGTCGATTTCCGCCCCCAGGGCACCGAGAGGCACCCCTATCCCGTAACAGCGCGCCCGTGTACGGGGTTACCCACCAGGTACACGAGGCGCACAGGAAACAGACCAGAGGGATGCGGACCAGAGGGATGCGG